CTTGCCCCCCGCCTCGGTTGCGAACAACCGTGCGAGAGAGACACCATGCTAAACAAGAAGTTCTTAAAGTATAGAAAGCAACAATAAACTTAATTAATTTAAGAAGCACCAAAATTAATTCACTAATAAAGTGAATAAATGGTTACTTACTCAATATCAATCAAGTTGATCGATACAGTCTTTACTGATTAAGACTACTTGAGAAATGGCAAGTCACACGAGGTAATGTCGATACTATCAGGAGGATCAAGTCGATCCAACTTTTAGTTACGAAATACCTATGTGGCGAGCCGTTACTAACTAATAACTTTGGCATTAAAACTAACCAACAAGGTTTACCTTGTTGCTTAGGGCCACTGTTAGAGTTGGTACATGGCGAGACGAAACACCTAAGACTATTGATGACTCTATTGAAGTTATCAAGAACCTTGAAGGGAACGTCTAAACCAGATCTAAGCGCTATAGTAACACAAAAGGAATATTCCTTTAATGAAAGGAGTTTACTTCATGATACCATATGTGACTTAGAAATTGGATTGGATACACTAATGTGACAGGAACCGCATATAACCACTAAATCAGGTCCAAATGGGCAAGCTTTAGTTACTTCCGTATATGATCTCAGCATCTTACCACCGACTCTATATAAGAATATAGTTACTGTCGGTGGCTCGATGTTAGAGGCGTATATGAAAGATATAAAGGAGAACTTAGATATGGATAAGTGAAATGCTAAGTACTCAGTTACCGGTAAAGGTAATCTAAGAAAGCTTAGTGTTGTCAATGACCCAGATGCTAAATCTCGTATCATAGGAATCCTTGATTATTGATCTCAAACAGCTCTAAAACCACTCCATGATGAACTGCTAAGAATCATCAGGGATAAGTTTAGGGCTGATTGTACCTATAACCAAGGGTTATTCTTGAAATACCTCCCCCACATGGAAGGGCCTTACTATTCCCTGGATCTAAAGAATGCTACGGACTCCTTCTCGATTTTATTCCAGAAGGAAGTCCTGAGCTTCATTAAGTCAGAAGAGTATAGTAATGCCTGAGCTGATATAATGGTTGGATACCCATTCAAGAATATAGACCCGACTGGTGACCCTGTTTATTATAAACAAGGCCAACCAATGGGGGCATATAGC